CCATTATTTAGGTGGCTCCTCTGGTGGTGCATTGTTCATATACATAGTTCCTATATCCACACTTGCACCTATAGCGTAAGTTTGCCAAGATGGTTTATATGCTCTAGGTAAATTATTTATTTGATCAGTAAATCTTCTGTTCCAAGCAAGTCTATCTTGAGCCATTCCATACATATAATTATCAAAGTTTTGATCTATTATATTAGAATCTTTACCTGCTTGTCTTTCTACATCTCCAACTAAACTATCAAATACATTACCACCAATACCTTTTTCAAATATTGCAAGTTTAACTTGACCTTTTTTTCTTAATTCTTCTTCTTTTAATTTAAGTTTCTTTTCTTTTAATTGATCTTCTTTAAGTTCTCTTTCACGTATAAGTGCGTTATCTTTATAAATTGCTTCTTCTCTAATAGTTTTAGCTTTAGCAACAGCGTTATTGTTTATATCCCTTGCTCTACTTTTATCTGATTGATACTGCGTATAGCCCTGTAGAACTCTTGATGCAATATACGCTTCTGGGGTACACATATTTAATTTTTAGTCTCCTGTTTAAAGTTTTGTTTTATAAATCCGTAAAATAAAACATCGTTAAATGTTTTTTCATTAATAATTTTAAAGCCACACCAATTAAGCCAATCTAAATGAAGTTTATTTCTACTGTCTATGTAGTTAAATAAAATAGGATACTTGTCTTCCATTTCTTGTACTCTATCTTTACATTCTTTTAAGAATTTAATTTTAATCTTTTTAATTTTTGGTGTGCAAAGTAAAAATGGAGATCCAATATTTTTATCATCAGAAGATGGGACAACTCCGTATATACCTGCAATTTTTTTATCTACAAAAAAAGAACGGCAATAGCTAGTCATTGCTAAACCTTTTAATAAAGTTTTTTCAACATCAACATTACCTGCTTTAGCTATTATTTCTGCTAAATCTTCTTTTCTTAAATCTTTTGTTAATTCTTTTATGTGTTGTGCTTTTGTTTCTATTTCATCAATAATCATTAAGTTATTACTCTTGTTGAAAGAACAGAGAAAATACCCTCCCACTCTGCCGATAGGAAATTACAAGGCACGTAACTATCGGAAGTTATAAATATAACTGAGTCTTCGTTTTTACATTGAATTGGAAACTTAAAAGTTCCACTTTCTAAATTTGGTTGACCAAGTGTAAATGAGCTCGATCCTAATACTTGTCCTGTAAATTTGTAAGTAGAAGATGATCTAGCTAAAGGTGTCATTACTACTTCAAAAAACCCTGTATCACCAAAAGCAATACTCATGTTTTTTAATTGTAATCTTCCATTGTTAACAGTAGTTGCATTACCAGAAGATTTTTGTTCTCGAACATAGAAAGTAGGAAACTGATATTTAAAAATATATTTTCTACCAACTATAACAGGATTAGATGAGTAATCCCCATTGACCACTACTGTTGTAGCTGTGGTGTTAGTTACAGGTATGTTTCTTCCTTTCTGAGAAGAAGACCAAGAACCTCCTAATACAACTTCCATAGTATTTGGATTAACTGAAGAAGTATGTAAAACTATTTGATATGGTAGAGTAAAAGTAGTTTTATTAGTGCTACTACTATAACTTCCAGTTAAAACAACTTTACGATCGAGTAGAACTGAAAAAGGTAAACCTGTATCTACCTCATTAGTTTTTAAATTCATTTTTTCAAGATAAGTACCGTCAGGTCTTTTTGTAACAAAGAATAAATAGTTTTGAATACACTCACCACCTAACAAAACATCGTTTAAAGAAAAAATATATTTAGACCATGATCTTTGTAATGCTTTTTTTGAAGCATCAAAATAAAATTTATAAACAAATAAAGAATTTCTTTCACTAGATGAAAATGCAAATAAAGTATTTTCACCAGATGATCCTTTTAAATTTGTAACAGCACCTGGAATATATCTAGGTAAATTAACTGTTATATCTAACGCATCTTTAATTTCTGTATCATTATTAACGTAGTATTCTCTAACACCTGCAAAGCTACCTCTAGACATACCAAAGAAAATATTTTGACCTACACCTATAGGTTTGCAACTATCATCAATTTCATATTCAGTTGTTTGATTAATAGAAACTGTTTTAGCTGATAAGACTTCTTCAGCATCTAGTGTAAATTGAGATTGATCTGAGAATAAAACTAACTGTTCATTAAAAGGAACAGCGTATTTTAAAATAGATACTTTGTTATGACTAACAGCTAAGTCAATCATATCGTCATCTACTGCTGTAGTTACTGTAGTAGCCCAGAAAGTAAAAAACTTAGCTGTCTTAGAAAATATTACATTTTCATCAGATAAAAATCCTAATCTGTTTCTATAAAAGAATATATCGTTTATTCTCCGCCCAACAAACGTAGGGTCTGGACTTGTTGTTTCGTCTCCAACTGTTCTGCTTGCAAAGCTTGGCTCCTCAAAAGAAGTACCACTAGCCGTGTAAGTTGAACCATCAGCTTTGCAAAATCTAAAATTACCATCTGCCGTTCTTATTAAAAGATGAGGCATTGTAGCGGCATCAAATGAGTTATCTAAACCGTCTTTAACAGTTTCAGCCCAAGCATTGCCGTCCCAATAAACATAATAATTATCATATTCAGTACCGCCGTCTCCAAGTATTTCTACTACAAAACCTGTAACTCCTTTGTATGGTAAATCAGCAAATGAATTAGTCTTACCTTTAATCATAATAAGACCATCACCTCCTAAACCATCTGATACTGAGGATGTAAATGTACCGCTATTTTTTGATACGTGAATAATAGAACCATCTCTAGTTACAGAGTACCCACTTAAATTACTATTTAAATCGTTAAATAATTCTGTTGCAATATTATCTGTTGTAACAGAACTTGCATTTGCGGCAACGCTGTTATCTAAAGTTGTAAAACTTGCTTTTTCAACTCCATCAATTACAATTTTATAATCTGTTTTATATTGTCCGTTTTTAATATAATAAATTGCTTCATCTGGTCTAGCAGTAGAAGCAGACCCAGATTTAGTAACAACTTTTCTTTTGTTAACTATAAAAGTAAAATCAGCAACAGTTATTAAATTAAAATCATCTTGCGGGTTTGTTTGTGAGTTTAAATAAGAAGTTCCATCTGGTGTAACAACAGTTTTTTGGTTACCTGCTAAATCATAAACTTTAATACTTTGGTTACTAATTAAAACTACATACTGTTCTACACTATCTCTGTTAATAAAATGTACTTTACTGTTTTGAAATGTATCAGTATTTAATTTAGCTATATGTTCTGTAGGCGGTCTTTTACCTAAACCAGAAATAATATCTGATAAACCATTTTCTTGAACAACTGCTTGGTTTGGTAATTTAATTGTGTCTGGTTGCTGAGAAACCCCATTCAACAAATTTGGAATTGAATTGGAAATTAATCTGGCTGGCATTATTCATCAGTAATTGTTGATTTCATCGGTTGGTAGTTGTCTCTATCTATAACTCTATACGTACTGTAATTATCAAAAATACTGTGATCTCTAGTATCTCCTTCGTGTTCTTTTAAAGCAGATAAAGCTTGTAGTTCGTCCATTTGATGAAACCTGTGTAAAGTTTCAGAAGCTAACATTCTATCTTGAAAAATTCTAGTTGCTCTAATTGTAATATATCTTCTTGCTGTTTCTGGTATTTCAATAAATTCTAACAACCAAGTTATGTTTACTTTTATATCTTTTGTTAATGTATAAGTATGGTTTTCTCTATCCCAAAGTTTTCTTGCTCTTTCTACTAAATCTAAATTAGCATCACTATTTGAAGTATCTACTCTTAAGGCGTTTGTAGGTAATTCAATTTGATTAGATGTATTTCTTGCAAGAGTATAATTAGTATCTGTATTAAAATGCCAACCTACACTTTGTACTTCTCTTGAAACATTATCTAAAATTTGTATTGCTATAGAAACGTCAGTTGTTGTCGAAGATGTAATTGTGTTAACAGGACTTTCTCCTATCGCCGTCATCATTACGTTGACGCTTTCTAATTTACTACTTACTGTTGTCATATTTTAATTTTGGTAACACAGGGCGAGTTGTCTGTGTTTCCTCGCCCCGTGAATATATAATCGTAAAATTAATTACGAAGTTTTGATCTCAATTGCACAAATTGGATTAAGTACACCATGACCCATAGCGTATTTAGCAACCATTAATGTACCTTGTCTTTGGATTTGGTAATCCATTTCTGTAGACAGATCCATTAACTTAACTGTTCCAACTGCATTTTTCTGCCAAACACAACCAACTGTAGTTGAGAAGTTCCCTGCAAAATTTGTAGAAGAACCCTGAGCAACGCCAGAAGAAATGTTTGTAGAAGGTATGTTGTTAGACATAATTATATTAATGCCTGCAACTTTTAAAACTTTACCTTCTGAGTAAGAACCGTTTCCGCCCCAATCTCTGTTTATAACAGTAGTACCTTGAATCAGATTATAGTAAGCCGCAGGTGAAACCGCCGCATATCTATCTTCCGCAGGTACATCTAAAGCGTCTAACTTTTCAGCCGCAGAGAAAATACTCGCCGCCGCAGATGCCGCATTAGTGTTAAAGTCAGCATCAGTAATAGTTTGGCCAGCCGCTTGTGGCGATGCCGCACTTGCTCTTGATGCTAAGATTAAGTTTTGGTAAACGTGCTTATCCATTTGACTTGCGAGTGCCCGTCCCATTTCTTTTGTGTAGATTGATCTAACATCGAAATGATTCATAGCTTCATCGATTTTCGAAATGAAAACTGGAGCGATAAGTAGATTCTCAATAGAGATTGTTCTCTCATTGTGAGTTACAGATCCGCCAGTAATTTCGTTTCCTGCCGTATGGTAAGCCGCCGTAGTCACTTTTCCAACTATTGGAAATTGTGCCGACTTGCCCGAACTAATAGTTCGAACCATGTGTTTGTCTAGGGTAGTGTTTGCAGTTTCGAAAGCTGTAATTACTTCTCCACTGAAAACCTTAAGGAAACTAGCTGTTGTAGAACCAGATCCCGCATTTTGCCCTATATTTGATACAGTATAATTTGACATTATATATATCTCCTTTTAGTTTTAGGTTTTTGCTAATAGAGCTAGTTAATTTCAGTATCGGAATTGTCCAACCTCAATTGGGTTTCGTCTTACTTTTAATCTGCTATTCAAGGACTAGCAATTTGTCCATAGAATTTTATTAAATAACTTTTGATCTAGATAACTTATCTGCTACCATTTTTCTAAATGCACTATCGGTAGCATACTGAGGACTAGCCATATCTGCTTTCATCTGGCCTATACTTTCATATGCAGATCCAGAGTTTGGTACAGATGTTTCTCCTGTAGTTAACATAGGTTCTTTACTTTCAGATGAGAAACGAGCATACATACCTTTAATCGTAAATAATGCACTTTCGTTATCTTTACTTATACTATCGTTAAATTGTTGAACTTCTGATTCAGAAAGATTATTACTAACCCAATCAGTCATTCTTTTATAATTTTCTTCACCACCTGTGCTTTCATAAGCTTTGTTTTCAAATTGTTGTGCAACAGCATCTAAACCCGCAAGGTAGTTATCAATATAAGATTTTGGTAATCCTGCTTTTTCAAGTGATTGAATAGTAGTTTCACTTAACTCTCCATTTTCATCAAATTCTTTTTGAGCAGAATTAAAATCAAAATTAACAGGTGTGTCAGTTTTTAATTCTTCGTTAGGAGTTTCTTCTTGTTTAGAATTACTTTCTCCTAATTTCTTTTCTAATTCTTGATAAGATTTAACTAAATCTTCTTGTGTTTTAAATTTACCAAGTATAGGTTTTTCCTCAACTGCCTCTGGTGCTTGCTCAGTTTCAACTGTATTGTTTGCATCAACTTTTGCTTCCATAGCATCTCTATGTTCTTGTGTTTCTTGTACTTCTTCCGCAGGTACGTCTACTTTTTCAACCATTGTTTCTCCTTATTATTGTTCTCCCTGATTTTTAAGACTATCCCTGACCATACCTGCTCCTTCTTTTACAACAGCAGGTGTATTTTGTTGCATCATCATTTGTTCTTGCATAGCTTGTTGTTCTTGTGCAATTTGTTCTTGTGATTTAATTAATCCATTCATCTCTACTCCTAAAGATGTTCCAACTCTTTTTACATATTCTTCTAAATTTAAATAAGTCATTAACTGTTCTGCAAATGGCTGTAGTTGATTAACAAATGTATTTAGTCTTTGTAAATCACTTGATCTACCTAAAGCTTCAAGTCCTGTAACTATTTTAGGACGTACGCTATCTTTAGGTAAAGCAGGTAAAGCTTTTTTCTTTTCCATTTGATGAACTAACCTATTAATTAAAGGTAATTGTAATTCTTGAGATAACAAAGAATACAAACCACCTAAACTATCATCTAATTCTTTAGACACAAAATTAATTTCTGTAGCTGTAACTCTGTCATTATTTCTTTGAACAGAGGCGTTTAACATAAATGAAAATTGTAATCTTTCTTCAATAATTTTAATTGTTTGAAAAGAGATTGCAAAGTCAGCACCTTTGTTTACTTGAAGTGTAGTAACATCTTCTGCATTACCTTCACGGATTGCACCGTTTGGACTTTCAGATAAAGTTTTAAGGCGTGTACTACCGTTGGGTTTTACTAAAAATAATACTTTACTTGCTGCCGCTGATCCCTCAACAATTGCTCTATATAATGCCTCTAAACTACGAAGATCCCCGATATATTCTTCTATAAATCCTCTGCCGTAATCAGCATTATCAATAGAAGTATATCTTAGTGGTATAAAAGCATTTTTATCTAAAGGATAATTACCAATAGAAGATGGTATTGTTTTTTCATTTATTTCTTGATGAACTTCCCATTTTTTACCATTGTAAGATTTTTTAACACAAGTATATATTTCACAAGTATTATCGTAACCGTCTTTATCTTTATCTCCGTCTATTAATTCTTTTTGTTCTTCTGTTAAAGAGCTNGGTGAAACCATATCTTTTGTAATAATCTCTAAAATGTTACCTACACCATCTCTCTTAACGACATATCTATCTAAATGATAAACCTTCATTTTTAATTCAGGTGTAATATAAAGTAAAACATTACCACAAATCATAAGATGTTTTAGAGCTTCAAATAAAGCAGTTCTAAAGTTATTAACTTCCATTTCATTCATAACAACTCGTTCAATTGAACCCATTGCTTTTTCAAATTCGCCTTTCATATCATCTCGACCAGACAACTCAGACAAAGTAAACTCGTCCAGTGTTAGTCTAAAGAAAGGTTGGTTTGGGGGAAGTAAAGCTAGAAGTAGCTTAGAAGATAAATTATTTACACCTCTTGCACCAATTCCTTGATACGGTGTATATAAAGTAGTATGGCCTGTATGATATTCTCTAGGCATAATAGAGGGTATAGTAAATTCAGCACTATCCCTTGCTCTATCAAGGTAAGGATCTCTGATTGCCTCTAATGTATTATATCTTGATTTTGCCGTAGTATACTTTGCCATAATTTATTAAGGAGTAGGTACGTTTGCCCCAGATCCACTAGATCCATAACCTATTTGTAAAGGTATTCTTAAAGCCGCTTTTCCTCGTTTTTTTGAATAAGTTACTGAACTATTACTTGCTTTAGTTTTTGGTGCTTTTGGAGCATTTTGGTTTTTTACTGTATTAGCCGCATTAACTTGCACTGCTGGTGGTGCTGGTGGCGGTGGTGGTGCTGGTGGTTTTGGGTTACTCGGTACACACATTTATTTAATATCTCCTACTATTATTTCTTTTAATATATTTTCGTCTTTATCAGCTAAAAGCTGTTTTAAATGAGAAACAACACTACTTTGACCTGCTTTAAACCATACTTGTCTTTCAGTATCTTTTAAATCAGGCGATTTATTAGGGAATTGTTTATCTAAGTAATCTAATAACTCTTGATTAATCATAAGTTGTTTCCAAGAGTGCAACTATTTAGTTTTAATTTTAAGGGGAATAGGTACTATTGTAAGTACGTTTTTGGTAGGTATGACCATAGTGTTACCACCGTCAGCAATAACAAATTTGCCATTTTTAATGTCAGTTGTAAAATCTGACGCTAATATAAAAGAACTTTCATTTTTTTCTACAAGAAATCCAACACTTAAACATATTGTAGGTAACATCTGTTGTATTGTAGAAATCTCATTCCACGATGAATCAGAATTTGCATCTTCCCAAAGGCACAATACAAACTTATATTTCGGTGGGTTTGTCGACAACCATTGTAGTAGTTGTTTTAGTAGTTTCTTCATTTTTAGTTACCTCATTTTCAAATGTTTTATCAACATCTGGGTTAGTATTATTTGGTGTTTTTTCTTCAGGTAAAGGATCTAAAGGTAATTCTTCTAATGTAGATCTCTTAGAACTTTCTCCAATAATTTTAAAAGTTGAATTTACAGTAGGTGGGAAGTTTCTTTCTAAGTCAGGTGTTCTAGCATAAAATATATCTTCGTGAAGTATATCAGCATTTATCCATGTTTTCTTTTTCCATTTTTTTACAACACCTGTCATTTTCTTAACTCCTTTATCTTTTCAATCTCTAACTCACAGTAATGAATTACTTTTTCTAAATCTTGTATTTCTGTTCCTTTAAATAAATATCTACAAACATACTTCACAACACAGCCTTGAAAAAAACTTAGGTTATTTTTAGAAATAAATTCATAAGGTTGAATTTTAAAATTATCTTTGTAATGGGATCCCCCTACTTGTCTATCTTTAGGGAAAGCTTCATCAAACATTTTTTTATTTGGCATTACCACTCCATAGTTTAGGTTCTTTCTTTTTAAAATCGTAATCTGTATTTCTTAAAATACGAGCTACACGAGCTTGAGTTAAAGCATCTTCTTCTGTTAAACCTTGCTCTACAAAGCAAGACTTAACGACTTTCCATAAATTCTTTTTCTTTAAGAATGTTTTTTTAGTTTTAACATCTCCGTAGGTTGGTGCTCCTTTGTAGTTATCTACGGGATCTCCAACTAATATTTGATAATAAAAATTATAGTCAGCTTGTTTTTGTGTAACACCATAAAACTCTTTTAGTTTAGGATTGTAATGTAATCCTGCTATTTGATTTAAATCTTTATCAATACTACAAATAATTTTATTACCTTTAATAACATTAGCTGTCCCTAGTATTCCAAGTATATCATCAGCTTCAAGTCTAGGTCTTATATAGCCATTAAACTTTTTATAAATATAATCTCTACAAAACTTTAAAGTAATAGGCTTTCTTTGTTTAGTTCTGTTTAATTTGTAATCTGGAAATATTTCTTTTCTAAAATTATCTTTATCACTTAATGCTGATATGTATTCTTTACATTGAGTATCGTGTATTAAAGTTTGATAAGCATCTTCAATTTTTCTAATACAATCTTTTTCATCAGAATGTAAAGTCCATATAGCCTCATCATCATCACCCCATCTAATAGGTTCTTCACTTGAGAACGCAACTTGATAAGCAATAACATCAGCATCTATTAATAGTGTACTCATTATCCGTTTCCTTTTGGTTTAATAGTGTTAAGATTTACGTGAATGACATTTCCATCACGGTTTTTAATTTTCTTTCTAAAATCAGCTTCGTCAAAATCTTTTTCAGTAGCCTCAGTTAAAGGTAAGGTACCTAATAAAGCACCGTGATTTTCTATTGTTTTTAAAAATCCTGATATTATAGATCCTACTTGGACAGCAGGGCTGTTAAGCATATCTTCTGGTTTTTCTGTATCGTTAAACTTTTCAAATATACTAAATTCTATTTTATCTTTGTTATCTTCTTTATCGTGTAAAACTATAATAACTTGCATTTTATTTCCTTTAGTTTTCCCCACCAAGCATCTGCGATTTTATATAAATCTGTTGGTGTTTTAGTGTTTCCTTTTTTTGAATTACATGAATGACAAATGATCCATATGTTATCTTTCTCGTAACCTTTTGTTGTATCTAACCTATCTACTGACGGAGAGTTTTTCTGATTGCCTTGAGGTACCATTACAGTTTGACAACATGGACAATGACTTGGTGTTATTAAAATTAATTCATCTATTGTTAATCCGCAATCATGTCCTAGACGTACTCTTTGATTGCACATTGCATTAGATGCCCACTTTCTCCATTTTTTATTAGTGGGTTTCAGCCCAGTTTTTACCGACACGGTATTCTGCTCCTAGTGGTACCCTAAGATTAAAATGCTCCCCTGCCTCTTTAATACTTTCTACAGCTAACTTACCTACGTCTTCTGCAATATCTGGTTTTGATTCTATTTGAAATTCATCATGTATGTTTGCTATAACAAATGCGTCTACATCTTTTAATTTATCCCAAAGAATAATTAATGCTTTTTTCATTATGATTGCCGCACAACTTTGATTTAAAGCATTTAACGCTGAGTGTTGTGATCTAATAGTTAATATTCTTTTATCAATAGCTTTAATATACCCAACACCTTCTAACTTATCTATGATGTCATGTTTAAGTTCTCGTAAAAAAGGTAACACTAAATTAAATTTATCAAGAACAACTTTAGCTTGACCCATATCACAATCTAGTATTTCAGAAACTCTACGAGAACTAGCTCCGTAAAGTACCGCATAAAGTATTGTCTTCGCTAATGATCTTTTTTCTAATCCTAAATTCTTTTGATTGTAAGTATGTATGTCGCCATTAAGAATAAGATCTACATATTCTTTTCCACCTGTGTAATTATAAATATAATGACCTAAACTTCTTGCTTCGATTCCACTAGCATCAGCACCCACCATTACATAACCTTTAGTTGGTATAAATAATTCTCTACATTCTTTTCCATAAGGAGAATTAATACTTGGAACTTGTTGTAAGTTAGGACTACGACAGGACATTCTTCCTGTTGTAATATTAGTAATATAACTACTATGTATACGTCCTTTCTTTACTACTTTTAACCAAGCGTTTTTACCATCACTTAACATTCCTAATCTTTTTTCAATTAATAAATATTCATTAAGTTCTCTAGCCTCTGGATAATCTAAGTGTCCTAAAACTTCTTCATCAACGATTGGTAAACCTGTTTCAGAAAACTTTTTAGGTTTCCAATTTCTTAACTCCATAAGTCTATTAGATATTTGTTGTCTACTAGATGGATTAAACTTCATTGTTTTAGATTTTCTAATAGCAATACCTTTTTTATATCCAAGTTTTTTATTATTAACTTTAGGAATAAACTCTCCTAAATCTACTTGCCAATCTGGTATTCTATTTTCTAAACTTAATTTAAGATCATGTGTTCTACCAAGAAGTTTTGCATGAAGATCTTGTGCTTTTGATTCATCAAAGCCAAATCCTTTATCTTCTTGAAGTTTAAGTATGTTTGCTATTTCGTGTTCTAATTCTATACTTTCTTTACTAAAACCTTTTTGAATTAATTTATCATACAGCAACGAAGTCAATTTTACATCTTGAACACAGTAATCCAACATATCTTGATTAAAGTTTTCAAAATCGTTTACCTCTGCGTAATCTCCTTTATAAAACTTAAGTCTTTGACCCCAAGCTTTTAAACTATGTCTTCCTACTACGGACTTATCTATGTGATTGTTAGCTAACAACTTAAAGTCTACACTATTCGCAATGTCAGGGTAGATAAGACGACTTAAGCATAGAGTGTCGTGTACTAACTCAGGATTGTGAGTATAGTCATACAATCTTTTAAGTACAGGGAGGTCATACTTTATTACATTGTGTCCCACGATTAGATTGTCAGCTAACAGATCAATACCTTTCGGTATATCTCGTCCGATGAACGAAATTTCTTTTCCTTCTTTTTGTAAAACTAGACAATGGACTTTTGTAGGATTAAATCCGTCTGTTTCTATATCAAAAATTATTGGTTTCATATTCTTGTAACCTTCCTGTTTCCGAGTTGTATTGTAGTGTTGTTGCAACACCTGTAATTCCTGCAAATCTATTTTTTAAAATTCGTACAGTTGTTTTTTTAGAATCCTCAATATCTGAAACTGATCTTTCACAGCCAATACAAATATCAGTCAGTTGGCCAATTGAACCCGAGCCTCTAAGTTGTCCAAGTGATGTTTTTAATCCATCTGTATGATCTTTATTTCCTTCGGGTCTTTTTAAATGGCTCACCAAGATCACACCAATATTTAATTGCTCTGTTAATCCTCTAAGTCTAGTCATTAACAAATCAATTGTTTTTCTTTCATCATTAGATTCTAAACCGCTAACAATAATTGATATGTGATCTATAAATAAATATTCTATATCTAATGCTTTTGCGAAATATTTTATTTTATTAATTATTGTATCTTGCTCTACAGATCCCCAATGATCATAAAGAAATACATTACCATTACCTATGGTTTCTTTATAAGCAATTTCTAATTCTATTTCTGAAATATTTGACCTATCAATATGAATAGGTTTATTTAGATGTAATCCAATAATACCTTCACAAGTTCTTTTTAAACTTTCTTCAAGAGATATAATTCCTATACGTTTTCCTTTTTTAATTAAATCGTAAGCAATTTCTTTAGTCATTAACGACTTACCAATTCCTGAGCCACCACATATGGTTACAATTTCTCTTTTTCTAATACCAAAAAGTTTTTTATTAAGACCCTCATAAGGATAGAAAGCTGTAGCCTTTTCATCTTCTTGTTTAATAACTTCCCAAAGTTCTTCNCCTGCNACTACACCNTCTGGTCTATGAGTTTTTGCTTCCCACATAGCTTTAATAACATCTGATCCATAACCGTTAACCAACATTTCGTTAACATCTTTAAGTTCAAAGTTTGCAATCTTAGCTTTACCAATAGTTAAAAGTTCAGCACATTTTTTAGCGGCCTCTTGGCCTGCATCATCTTGATCGAAAAAAAATATTACCTGCTCATAATTTTCGATCCATTCGAGTTGTTTCTTTAACGACTTAACTGCTCCGTTAACACCATTAGGTATTCCACACACAGGATATTTGTGGTTAAATAATTGAGAAAGTGAAAGGCTGTCTACTTCTCCTTCACATACGCACAAAATCTTACCTTTGGTACCCCATAGGTTTTGACCGTACAATGTAGCTTGGTTTATATCTCCTCTTGTTTTAAATTCTTTGTTAGCAAATCTAAGTTTTTGAAATACAGGTTTCTTTGTTTTATCGTAATAAGTAGCAACTTGAACAGGCTTACCATCTACTTCCGTAAGTTTGTAATCCCATTTTTTACAAGTTTCCAAAGATAACTTACGCTTTGATAAAGCAACGGCTTGACCTTGTAGTAAATCTCCAAAGTAAACATCTTTAGATACATTATTATTACTTGCAGAATTGCCATCAGGATAGCGAGTAGTATTACAAACGAAACAATGAGTGTGTTGGTCAGAATACAAAGCCATTCCGTCAGACGATGGACAAGCATCACACGGTAGGTGTTTAACGAATTCAGAATCTTGTTCATTCATTACTCCCCACCTCTTGCTTTATTTAATCTATCGTTTATGTATTTTTCAAATTTTACGTTAGCCTCATCTAGTTGTCGTCTAAGTACACCATTCATTTTTTGATGTGCCTCTTGAATTTCATTTAAGTTTTTTATATGAGAGTACAAAGCAAGATTTTTTTCAATCATACTTTTTAATTTTGTTTCTAAAACTTCTACTCTTTTTTCTAAATCGTTATCGCCTCTATCATCGTGTAAACTCATATTTCCTCCCTAGTAATTTATTTGTT